CTATACTGCCCGTCTTCGGGAATTTCATATGTGCCGCTGGTAAAGGAGGCTTCCCCTCCGGATACGGGCATTATTTTTGATATTCCTATGCTTACCTCAGATAAATTGCTATTTATCTCATCAATCTGATTCTGCAGAACCGCTCCCTGCCGCGCATCCAGTACGAATCCTTCTGCATTTGTCAACAGGTTATTTGCAATGCCAGCAAAAGCAGCTGCCCGCATGTCTCCCAGCCATTTTTTTATTTTCCCAAATAGGGTTCCCATTGATTCCCCAGGTTCTATATTCTGCCGACTATCGTTTTCGGCATATTTATTCACTGCTATATCCTCGCCCTGTTCAATATTGCTTCCTTTTGTACCGATATCAGCTATAACTTCCTGCCCTTCGGCATTCCTGTATTTTACACTGCTGACAATCTCCTGCTCTCCCCGGCGCACCAGCAACACATCATGTTCCCTTATTTCAGTCTCTGCCCTGCCAACCAGAATGCGCTCTCGACTGTCAAAATCTTTCTGGGTAACCAAGCTGTTCGGGTTGATATATGTATGCACCTGTGTTTTTGTATCAATTGTAACTGCCAATGTAATTTCAACAAATTTTACATCTGGTCCCCCATCAGCATACATATATTGAGGGTCATGACTCATATCTATATATGCATACAATATTTCACCTTCATCCGGATCCTCTGCAAACACTCCGGCTTCTGTAATAATAAACCCACTTTTAACTTCATCAGACTTAATTTGAAAAGTAATTTTAGCACTGTCCCTGTCTGATGTGCACCCTGCGATTACCCCATCCATTTTGTATTCAACCAGATTTAACATATTTGCAGGGTTATATCCACTTAAAATTGTTCCGCTTCCTACCGCTACACGACTGAAAATCAATTCTGTCCCTGACCGCAGTAATTTAGCTAATAGTCCTATTCCTTTTTCTGTAATAATTGAACCTGTACTCATAATTAATCTTCCTTCCTACCGTTATATTCAATAATAATTTGCCTTAGCGTTGAAATACTCGCTTCTACAGAGGTGTCCTTTTGTAATGATTTTCTGTATGGATTAATTCCAATTTCCATCTGAATAAATACCTCTCTCGCACAACCAATATTAATTTTTGTTTCCTGGCTTTTCCGGAGAGTCAAAGAATCAAAAATGGAACGCGCATTTTTAATTTTTTTGATATACTTCAAGAATTCTTCCATTTTATCTTTTGTAATGTGATCCGATGTAACAATACGGAAGCGGTAAGGCTTTCCTCCATAGCTGTACCATTCTTCGATTGATGTATCGCTTTTTTGGAGCACAATATTTATCATTTCTTCCATCGCTGCCGATGTGCCCAATTTCATGTACCAGTATTGCGAATTGGCTATCAGTTTACGCTTTACATCCGGCGCAAGTGATGAATTATAAAAAAGCGTCCGGCTGTCAGCCGCCATATAGTCAAGGTACTTTTCATCCACTGATTCTATGGCGCACCACACTTTTACCTTTTCCGTATATTCCAGAAGTTTTTTTATCTGCCTGTCACACGCATACATGAAGGCTTTTGTCCGGGCGTCCCTGATATTTGCCGGGGTTGATAGGTACAAGCCGCCGACTTCTGAAAGGTTAATCATCTTCTAATCCTCCATACAACATTTTGACGGATTTCGCCAATGCTATTTGTGTATTCGTGATAATCTTGTATACTGGCTTTCTGATTTCGGCCCTTTTCACGCCGGCCGCCCTTAAAAATTCCACGAGCACATCCGTGTTGATGTCCGCCCCTATATGCGTTTTTTGCCATACCACATAGGCTTCCTTGGCTTCCTCCGCCGCTGCCTGTATAGTTTCCACGCTCTCCTTGTTGCTCCGCCCGATATAGTATGTGAAATCAAGTTCATATTCCACTACATCTGGGGCGGCAACCGACATCTTATCCGTAAGCGGACGGATGGCGGATGTTTTGAGGTAATCGGTCAAATCAGCAAGAAATGCGGCGGATGGCAGTGCCCCATCCGTAAGCACAAGCCGGATGTCTACTTCGGCATCCTCTGTTGTATTCACTTTCACATCCTCAATCGCCGCAGAATTATACTGCCGCACCCAATATATATAGGCATCCTCCGGGCCAGCTGTGGAATAGGACGATGGTGCAAGAAAAATCCTCTCCCGAAATGCGGAATCCGTTTCCTCTCCACTACCCCCATCCGATGTGCTTATATTCTCCACTTTTGCTACATAGGGGATTTTATCCGCCATTGCGTTAATCTGTCCAGGGATGTACTGATTTCCAACTGTGCCCAGTTCCGTACACGTGGACGGCACATCAACAAAAAGCTGTCCGGCGGCAATCTCCGCATAATCATCCGTTGCAAAAAAAACATTATCCCCGGCTGTTGCCCTCTTGCCCTGAGGAATCGCCGTTACTTGTGTACGGGCTTCTGCAAGTGAGAAGCGAAGTACTGTCACTGCCGGGCGCGAATCCTGTTTGAATGTCTTTTTCATTGCCCCAAGGTGCTTCAGATAATCCCCATAAGCATATTTAAGGAAATTCATCTTAAAGCCCCTGTCTATGCACTGATAAGCCTGATATAGCTTATTTGCTACCACATTTAATTTGATTCGATCTTTGTCTGCCGGGTAAAGTGTCGCAGTTTCCCCGGTTTCCTCTTTATATTTTGCTTCAAAGTCCGCAATCATTTCTTTTTTCATTCTCTCTATATCCACATCATCAATCACGGAAATATCCGGCAAATCATAAAGGTTTTGAATATTAATTGCCATTGTATGTAAGCACCACCTTCGGAATTATTTTGCTTTCCCTACACTCGAAATTCACTTCTACAACTGATAATCTGGGCTCGTATGTATCTATCTGCTCTATCGCCTGTACGGTAAAAGCCCCTTTTGCAGCATAGACAGGCCGCCCGATGATGTCACTTGATACAAGCCCCATCCCTCTATCCTGTGGATTCGTTCCCCGTAGCGTTGAAAGGATTGTGGCAGCATTTTCAAGCAATTCTTTCCTAAGTGCTATGTCCACCGGGGAATTTAACTCAAATTCAGTTTCGCCTATTGCAATCATTCGCAAGCCCTCCTTATTCATATTCTTCAATAGTGATGGATACGGATGCCTTTACAAGTTTTCCATCGTTCATTATGTGCGCCCATGTGGACGATAACGCCGTGGCTCTCCACTTGCCCCCTACTTTCTTTCCACCTATCACAAGCGGATTGATTGCGCCGTTTTCCACATATCCAATCAGCTTTTCAATTTCCCTTCTAGGGTTTACGCCAAAATTAGCATCAAGCACTATAACGAATGACACCTTTTCAGCGTTCGGGCCTAAAAACTCCCATTCAGACTTCCGCCCGTTGCGCTTGTGTTCTCCCCAACTGGACGATGCGGAAAGTTTGAAATCCCGGAAGCTAAGTATCTTTTTATCCGATGTGGAAAAAACCACATCCCCGAAATATCCAACCGCCATTTTCACGCTCCTGCTAAGCCGGAAAATGCCCGGTTGCCGTGCCGGACACTTCCAGATTGTTTATTTTTGCTGTGCCGGACACTTCCAGATTGTCCGCCGTGATTTTCTCCGCCGTGATAGCCTTTGCATTTATTTCCCCCTTGACCGTTAAACTGTCCGCAGAAACGGCTTTCAGCGTAATTTTTTTCGTGGAAATCTCCATGTTGTTAGTTTTGGGGTTGTACAGAATGCTTGTGCCATCGTGAAATTCCTTGTAAAAAATCCCTTGCCCATTTTCTGCCGGGATTTTCTTTCCGCTGAAGGGTACTCCAAGGATGAATCCCTTTGTGGATGAGTTCGGAAGCATGATAACCACCACCGTATCATCCACCTTCGGCATTTCATAGGCCATGCTGAAAAACGGGAAAGACGGCGATGCTTCGTTGTTTCGGTCTGTATAGACAACCGATGCCATGCCTGCCGCATAATTGATTGTTGAAACTTTCCCGATTCTGATAATATCTTCCATGCTGTTACCTCCAATGGAATCAATTCTATCACGCCGGGGGAATCGTTAAGACTTGCCCCGGATAAATAAGGCTCGGATTTTTGATAATCCCTTTGTTTGCGTTGTAAATGACAGTATACTTCGGCCCGCTACCATAAAATTTCTTGGCAATGTTCCAAAGGCAATCCCCCTTTACTACCGTGTAGGTAGTCCCAGCGGCTGCTTGTGCCTGTGGCGGCGGCGTAGGGGCGGAAAATTCCGTGTGCGTAACGCAAAGATGCGCCTTGATTGTGCAAGTGTATGTACCCTTTGCATTTTTGGAATGCGTTACCCGGTCAATGAAATAAACTCCATCCGCCTTTCCCATGCCCTCGATGCGTACATTCCGGGCGGCGATGTGTTTCGTATCGCCTTTTACTTTGAAATTAATGTTTACTGCACCCCGGATATTCTCTAAAAGCTGTGATTTCGCCTTGATCTCCGCATCCCGGTATGTATCCGCTTGTTCATTGATGTACAGCGTCCGCTTTCCGCTGCCGCCAGGGATTGTGTAAGAATAAGTCAGTGTTTCACTACTCCCTGGATTAGCGTACTGGATTTGCACGCTGTCATACAGCTTCGATTTTGCCCGGTCGAAGCTGTATTTCTGCATATCTCCCTTATGGATGGTGTAAGCCGGGGCTTTTTTCTCATAGGCCGTTTGGTCGTACACCACCATCTTGCTGTTATACAATTTCATTGCAAGGTTATGGTTTTTGCAGAGACTGAAAGCAAATTCCATATCGGTCTGCCTTGATTGCTCCACTTCCTCTATGCTGTAATCCTCAGCTTCATATATTAAACTGATTCCGGCTCCGGCGCACAAATCCTCCAATATAGTCTTTGTTGTCGTGCTGCTGAATGTACGGCTTTTTGCTGTCACATTGAAATTTGTCCGTATCGGGATTGTGATTCCGCCGATATCGACGGTTTCTGGATAGCCGGATGCTTTAAAGCTGTCAAGGTCAAACTTTCCGCATGAAAGGCTCCGGTTATCCCCCTCGCCGTTCCAGTTCCGTACAACGATTTTTGCATCTACATAATCCCCATCTTCAGGCATATAGCCATTAAGCCATTGCCCGGTTGCGTTGCTGACAGAAAGGGATAGCGTATCAGCTTCTCCGGATGCAACATCGGTATAGGTAAAGGATTCTGCCTTTGACGAAAAATCCCCCGTTGCATTTATCCCGTTATATGACAATTCAAGAAATGCTTCCCTTGGCTGCTCCTGTGTTTTCATCCCATTATCTCCATGACGGCATATCCGTTTCCACTTCTGAAGCCAGTTCCGGCACGTTCAGCACCGTGCCGGCCCCGAAAATAAAAATATCAAGCAATTCCATGTTATTCTGCATAAGCAAGCCCATGTATTTTTCATTGCCATACAGTTTATAGGCAATGGAATCCCACATATCGCCCTGTATTGTTGTATATGTTTTCATTCTGCCACCTCTAAGCAAAAGACACCCTTGATTTTTCGGCGATGTACTGCTCCATCAGTTCCCGGAATTGCTCCATTGTAATATTTAAGGCTTCTTCAACATCCTCCCGGCTTGCATTCCCTTGAATTTCGATTTTAGGGGAAAAAACAAACTGCCGGGAATCCGTGGAATCGTCCGTTGTACTGTTGTCGTTGGTTGTCTGATAGTTTGCCATGCCGTTATAGAGTTCTTCTCCCTGTCCGGTCGGCGTTCCGCCGTCAAACACGCCAAGCAGTTTTCCCACCCTTTCCCATAGGGAAACAGCGTTGCTGCTGCCATCAAGCGGAATCGCCGCTTCCGGACCATCCTCTGCAAACCATGCCATATGGGGCGTGTCAAAAATCCCGCCCTCGGCGTGCCCGGGTACAGCCGCCGCAATTTGTGACGCTATGCCTGATACGCCGGAAATAACCGGATTCAGCTTCACGTTGACATCTGCCGAAACATCCAAGCCCTGTGAAAACTGTTCCCTGGTATATTCATTGATGTACGCATACATCCCATCTATCGCCGGGGCAAGGGTTTCCGATTGTGAGGATTCCAATTCCTCTGCAACGGCCTCCGGCAATTCCCAGCCGTACCCCCTCAAAGTCTGCTCAATGGCTTCATAATCGGCATCATTCACTATATAGCTTTCCGCTACTTTCCAGACGGATCCCACATCGCCACCCGTGCCGATAGCCTTATCGTATGCAGTCATTGCGCCCAACAAATCAGTGCTTGCAAGCGTTTCCTGTAAGAATTGCGGAATCTCTTTCCCCAGATCCTCATACTGCTGCTTTAGCTGCTCTACCTGTTCAACGGATGGCTGCATGGACTCAAGCAGCATGGAAATGGCTTGCTTTGTGTCCTTTGAAATATCGTTGTCATACAGGGCCTGCACCATACCAGCCATCGCCGTTGTGGGATTCATTGCCCAACTGGACGCATCGGTATATTCCGACATTACCTCATTCATGTTTGCCTGGAAAGCTGACACATCGTCACCGTACTGCTGCATGATGGTGTTAATCTGGAAATCAAGGGATTTTGCTTCCAATTCCGAAACGGCGGAAAGGTATTCTTCATAAAAGGCATTTACGGCGGTATTGTATTCATCAAGATTCATCCCCCCGCCGTCAAACGTCGCTTTAGCGGAAGCAAGGTTTTTCTGTAGCGATTCCTCAAAAGATGCCGCCGCGGCTTCCGTTTGCGCCGCAAGTTCCTCCTGTAATGCCTGGAAAGAATCAGCATCCAATTCAGCCCCGGAATACTGAAGCTCCATAACTTTTAATTTTGCGTCAAAATCGCTTGTGGCAAGTGTAGATTCTATTTCTGCCATCTGTGCTTGCAATCTCGCTATTGCGTTCGCTTCTTCGATATCAAGGAAATCATCCTCAAAAGCTTTTGTTACGGCATCGGAAAGTTGTACGCCTAAATCCGCCAATTCCCCCTGTTTGTTTTCGTAAAACTGGCGGATTTTGTCTATCGCCCCGGATTCCTCCGGGTCTAAGCCGTCCATTGCAGAAAATCCTATATCAAGCGCATACCGCTCTTGTTCCACATAGGCCTGCGCTTGTGCTATGTAGTTCTCAATTTCCGCCTTATAAGAATCCTGTTCATCGGCTGATAACTCCATACCGATAGACACTTTCCAATTCATTTTGTTTATGGCGTTTATGCTATCCTGCATACTGTCCGCAATGCCGTCCAGTTCTCCGAAAGCCGCAAGGGATTCTTCTACTTTCGTCAATCCCTCCGTCCTGATAAAGTAATCCGCCGCTTCAGAAATTTCCTCCATTGAAAGCGCAATATCCCCGAAATGCTCCGCCAGGTTGCTTTTCGCCGCCTGTTTTTCGGCGGTCTTGACTGCTGCAGTTATGCCAGCAATAGCAGTAATAGCAGCCGTTATACCCAAAAGCCAAGGATTTGTAATTGTCATGGCTTTCAATGCTACTGAAAACCCTTTAATTGCGTTTGCAGTCCCTACCAATCCGCTTATGACCTTATAAGTAATAATAGCGCCGCCAATTCCGGCAATTATTGTTTCTATTGTATCAAAATTATTAATAACACCTCTTCCGATCCCCGAAAAAACTTTCCATACATCCTCGGCCCCTTTCTGTGTGGTCTTGAAAGCCTTTGAGATTTTAGGCCCGGCTTTCGTGGAAAAATCAATAAATTTCTGTGTTAATGTCGGGATAAACTCGGCCAATCCATTAATCATGCCCTTCAAATCATCCGAAAAGGCATCCGCAAGGCTTATCTTTGCATCGTCCGCCGCTGAATTAAGACGGGAAAATGCGCCCTGCAACGTGTCCGTGACGGTGTTCGCCATGTTCATCAGTGCGCCGTCCGAATTTTCCAGTGATGCCGATAATTCATCCCATGCGGACATACTACCGCCTGCAGCAGCAGCCAATGCGGCTTCCAATTCCTCCCCTTCTAATCCGGCGGCTTGAAGGTAAGATGCGGAATCCTCTGCATTATTCGCAACGGCTGCCAACAAATAACTCATTTCCGTATAATAGTTCGTTCCAGCAATTTTGGCCATATAAGAAGCCTGTTCTTCAGCAGTCAAGTTAGAAAGCGCCTGCTGTACATCCACAAGCACGGTCTGAAGCCCCCTAAATTCCCCGGCATCGTTGAATGCTGCCACACCCAAATCTTTCATTGCATTTATGGCAACATTCTTTGATGTCATCCGTACAAGCATGGAATTTAAGGCGGTTCCGGCTTCCGCCCCCTTCGTGCCGTTATTGGCAAGAATTCCAAGGGCTGTTGCTGTGTCGTTCAGATCCGCCCCAGCTGTCCGGGCTGTGCCTCCGCATCCGATGAAAGCTTCCATCAACGCTTCGGCGGTTGTGTTAGCACTGTTATTTGCTGCCGTACATATGTCCAAATACCCTGTTAATTCCTCCACCGACAAGCCAAGGGCTGACATGGAATCTGTTACCAGGTCGGAACACGTTGCCAAATCCATTTGTGTGGCTTCCGAAAGGCGAAGTACAGGCTCCAGCCCCGAAATAGCTTCATTTACATCCCACCCTGCAAGCATCATATACCCCAGCGCATCGGATGCTTCCGCCGCCGTCTTTGTCGTTGCTTTCCCCATTTCACGGGCGGCTCTTTCAAGCTGTTCATATTCATATTCTGTGGCGCTTGCCACAGCGGCTGTGTTTGCCATAGACTGCTCAAACTCGGAATACACTTCTACAGCATCCGCGACAAACTCGCCTACTTTCGCGGCAGAAAAAGCCACTGTAATCATTTTAGCAGCTGATTCCGCCATGTTTATCATAGAATCAAAGCCGCTGTTTACATCCTTCACGCTGTTACCGAATGATGCCGCTACTTTTCCCCCGACTTGTATTGCTATTTCGTATTCTGTTTTTTTGCTGCTTGCCATACTCCACCACTTCCTTTGCGACATCCATGAAATCAGATAGCGTAAGTCCGAAAAAGAAGTCTATCCCTGTATGTGTGGACATAGAAAGGCGGACGGCAACCTTTTTAAAGTCCCGCCCATCCTTTGCCCTGATTCCTAATTGTAGAAAAAATTTACCACCTGTTTTTTAATCTGCATTATATCTTTAACCGGAAGCTGGTCGAAAAACTCAATCGGAAGCTCTGTTGCTTTCCATGCGACAATCTTCGCAAATGTGATTGTGGTCTCCGGATTAAAGCTGACAATGCCCTGTTTATAAAATGTCTTTTCGATCGCCGTCAAATCGTTCATTGTGAGATTTTCAAGGCATGACATATCAAGCCCATCGTATGTATCATCCTCAAATACATAGGGCTTTGAGAATTTCACATACATATCCGCCCCATCATCGGCATCATCCCCGGAATCGGCTTCCATCGCTGTGCCGGCCTTTTCCTCCGGCTGCTCCGCCGGAATAACCCTTTTCCTCTCTCCGCTTTCGGCGGTCAACTCCATATTCATTTCATCCGCTGCTTTCATGCGCCCTTTCCTCTCTTTCTTTCATTTTCCTATCTCTGCATCGCCTTATATCTGGCTTCGGATTTTCGCAAGCAGATCCACGCCGCCCATGATGCAAATATTATTCAGTTTATCAAGTTCTACCTGAGTGCTGCCGTTCATGGTAATCTTGATGTAAGTAATTTCCTTTGTGATGCTCGGCTGGCCTTTCCCACCCTTTTTCAGCACTCCCGGCTTGATGTTCATAGTGCGCCCTTTGACTGTCACAACGACAGGAATTGTTTTCTTTGACTGTGACTGCGTGTTGAAAATCTCCATCGCCCCGCGAAGGACAACGGGATTTGTGCTTCGTGCAAAAGCAAAGAAATCCTCTGAAAGATTTTCAAAAGGGATTTCGATTTTCATTGAGCCATAAGAACCTATAACTTCGCTCTCGATCTCCCCGGCCATGCCGGCCACGTTCAGCGTGTCGGTCAACGGGTCAAACGATGGGATTGTGACTTCGGACGAGATGCCGACTAACTTTGTTTTCCCATCGTACACATTGAAATTGTTTATTTTATCGGGTAATTCATACGGGTTTGCCATCAGTTACTGCCTCCTTCCAGTGCCGCCTGTAAAATGGTGGGGTCAAACTCAAATTCGTTTTCTATATCCTCCATAGGCGGATAAGTAGCAAGCCGCTCTTTGAAAAGGATTCTTCCGTTAAGGATCTGTGTGATGGGGTTATCCTCCATGCTGAAGGAAATCTCGCCCCCTGCAATATCATCCGAACCTTTCAAGCCGTTAAGGGATAGATTTTCAGATAATACGACATCCTCAATCTCCCGGTAATTGGTTTTGTTTCCAACCTTGGAAAAGAAAGTGCGCTTGAAATTATTTTCGATGTAGTCAAACATCATAACGGATGTAACCCATCTGTCCACAACATCGGTGGATTCCGGATAAACGGATGTATTGCTTCCCCACGCAAGGAACCCGTCAATGTTCACGGACGTTATCACGCCATTTGCATTGAGGTAATCGTTTGCTTCGTCCATGTCAAACATGATTTCCGTGCCGTCCTCCAAAACAAGCCCGCTGATTTTCAGCCCCTTGTTGTCGCACGATTCAGACGGTACGCCGCCGTTATCTGCCGCCAACCGCTGTAAAAGGGCGGCAAGCTGTGCGGAAAAATAATAAATATAGCCGTCCACATTCACCTTCGGCCACACGGCAAAAGTACGGCGGTCGGAGTAGGCGTTCTTATTCTTCCATTCCTTTACCTTGTCGATGGAATCCGCCCCATCGCCGGACGAATCAATGTCCGATACCACTTTACAGGAAAACAGGCTGTAAATAAGATTTGATTTCGCCGTAAGCGCAGTATTCACTGCCGGGATATGGGAAAATCCGGGGGCTATCAGTGTGCCGGGAATAATGCCAAGTTTCGGGAAAATATCCCCGATAACCTCCGCCCCTTTTTTCGTGCGTGTGGAAACATTGTAGCCACCGATGATGTCCTGATAGGTCACGCCTTCAGGATTCAGCTTTGTGTAAAACGCCTTGATGCCCTCCCCGGCTTTCTCCGCCCCGGCATCCGTGAAGCCGATAATAACCGTGCCATCATCGGCGAAGGATGCCACATAATCATCATCCGCCTTTAAGGTTTCGCTTGCGTCCGCATTCGTGACTTTGATCGTGTCCAGAAGGATGCCCTCCACCGGGATAAACGCCTTTTTGTTCGTGACGGCGTAGCTTTCGGACACAACCGCCGTGATATGCTTCTCATTGTTGGGGTCAAGCACGTTAATCATGATAAGCGGCGCAACCGCAAACACATTAAAAGACGCATACACGCTCTGCATGATGGTATATTTCTTGAAATCCTCGCTCCATCCCATTTTCGCCACCGCATCCGGCTTTGAGTATGCCGCAACCGGCACATTTGCGGTGTGGTAGGGGTCTTTTGCCATGTTGACCGGGGCCGTGCCGATTACTACCGTAACATTCGCCATACTGACAAGCGGCGTTGTCAATGCCGTGGCTTTTCTGTTTGTGCTTATACCGTGTTTGTAAACAGACATTTTTTATTTCTCTCCTTTCAGATAATTTTCTACCCGGCTAAAGGAAACATTTTCAACACTCCCCTGCTCGGATAACGCTTTCTTTGCATCCGTGATCCCTTTAATCGGAACCACAAGATTGTTGATGCTGCCAATCTCCGCCGCCTTTTCCGTGAGTCCCTTCGGTAAGTCCCCAATGAAAACTGTGCCATATTTCACGATTCCCGGAATTGGCGGGCCTATATACATCCGCTGCATCATATATACTTTTCCTCCTCTTCGATTACTGGTAATTCCCATCTGCTCTCGATTCCGCCGACAAAATACGGGTATGTATCATCATTTTGCAGCGCAATCTTAAACGGGTAATCCGGGCGGAACGCTCCGGCAATGATTCCCTTGCGGAAAAAATGCTGATAAATGGTATTCGCAATCTGCAATACATCCCGGAAGCCCTGTTTGTCCGTTGCCTTGTCTATAATCCCGATAATGAAATACACATAAACCGAAAGGGGATCATCCCGGTTTTCGATTTCCTCTTCATCAAAACATACACGCACATAAGGGTATAGGCTTTCATCCTCTTTTTCCTTTTTTACGGGCAAATTCTGTATGTAGATGTTGATGGGGATTAAATTTTCTTTTGCTGACCGAAGCCGGAATCCTTTCAGTGCTTCCTTTGATTCCTCCGCCAATGCGTCCAGTAAATCAATTTCTGTCAAAACGGATTACCCCTTTCGTAAAATGTTCTCTATCTCCGCATCAATACGCTTTTGCAGCGTACTTTCCGCTTCCG